TAATTTCCAATTATTTTGTTTAATTCTGCTGTTTCATTGTCAGATAAGTGATCAGCAACTAAACTGCAAATATCACAATCCTCATTGAAAAAATCTTTGATGATCCCGTTGAATTCACGGTCCACTATATCCCCTGAGACCAGGGTGACATAAGGCCTATACTGAACTCCGTCATAAAATTCAGGTTCAGAAGTGTCTGCATCTACTTCAATATTGCCTTTGAGTTCATATGAGAATTTGTCCCCATTTTCTTCGACTTGGATTATAGTTATATCAAAATCTATTATTCCTGTTTTTATATTTCTGTCTTCTGTTCGTTCTTTGCTTATTTCTTCATCGAGATTCACATTTATTTTTTCAAATTCAAATTTTGCACCGTTTTTTTCAATCATTTTTTTCACCAACCTTGAGAAGTTTTACCTTCCCTGTATAGTAGTATGTTGATACTACTATATAAATGTTATTGTTTTTATTGATAAAAAAATATACTGAATATAATTTTACACTTGAAATTAGCATAGTAATGCTATAATGCTATAGTAATGCTATAATGCTACTATGCTACTCTAAAAATAAAAAAAATAAATGAAAATATAATACAATATACTCTAATAAGTATTACTACTATATAAAGGTTACGGTTTTGGATAACACTAAAAAAACAAAAAGTAATAACAAAACACGTTTTACACTTGAAATACACGTATAATATATACACACACAAAAAGTAATACACATAAACATTCCCAAGGAACACAAAACCATGACCACCACTAACACTAATGAAATTGAAAAAGTACAAGATGAAGGTGAAGTCAAACCCTGGGAACAACAAGCAAACGAACCTAAAAAACACTATCAATATTATCAAGAATATTTGCAACTATCACCTCCACGAAGTTTAGACACACTCATCAAAAAATTAAAAAAAAAAGATATAAGTTTGAAAAAGAAATCACTCTACACCATATCATCACAACAAAAATGGACATCTAGAACACACGCCTACGATGACTATATGACAGCACTCTTTTTTGAATCGGAAGCTGCTGCAATCACTGAAATGAAAACCAGACACTTGAAAGATGTTAGAGAAGCCCAGGACAAGCTTAAACTGTTTGAAGAAAAGATATATAATTCCTTGGATAAATTGGAATTAAGTAAATTGAGTTATTGTCTTGATGTATTAACAAGATGTAAGGACAAGATGATGAGGTATGAGCGTCTAAGTCTTGGTGAATCCACTGAGCATATTAAGCGTACTGATAACAGCTTTGAAGCATTGAAGGCAGCCATTGACTTGAGCGCTAAGCGACTTGAGGGTCAGGTGCAAAAGTCTAATCATAAAAAGGATTCTAAGAAACCTGATGATGTTATTGACGTTGAATTTTCTAAGAAATAATTCTTCCAGGCTTTTGTTGCTTCTTTTATTTTTGATTTATTTCTTTGCATTAACTACTAAATATATTGTAGTTGATGTAGATGTAACGTATCAAATACACTATGTTTGAATGATTATAATTTAATTAATTAATTTGTTTTATTATATACTTCTTTTTTATCACTTAAACAAAATGTATGATATTATTATATATTATATGATGAATACCAAACCCATATCACACCTATCTCTTTTATTCCTCTTTTTATTTCCTTCCCCTAATAACACACTTAAATATTGTTTTTATTTTTTATTCTCTATTTCCACACCCAATAAACTTAACCAACATTTCTAAAACCGTTTTTAAACAAACAAAACAATTATCCAAACAATAATTTTTCCTTTTCTACTTCGTTAAACAACAATATAACGAACAAAACACACTACAACAACAAAATTAACCACCCCTCACAAAAATAAAAAAGCTTCATTCCAAAACCAAAAGCGCAAAAAACCCCCACACTGCCTTGAATCATTTAGCTCTGAGTTTTGGGTGTTGTGGATGTCCCCATTTTTTTTTTATGGATGTGTTTGCCTGTTTAGCTCAGTTTGGCCAGAGCGTCGCCTTGTAAAGGATTTTTGTTCAGTGGTTCATAATTCGGTAACAGGCTTTTTCTTATTTATTTTTGTGTATAACTCTTTTTATATTTTTATTTATTTATTTATGTGTATGAGCTGATTTTTATATGGTTGCTTTTGATTATAAACCTTTCAGTCGTAAGCAGTTGGATTTTATTGCCAATAGTACGGCTGAGATTAACATTGCCACTGGCAGTATACGTAGTGGTAAGACGATTGCGGCTAATGTGGCTTTTATGACTTTTGTCAAAAACAGTCCTTATGATCAGCATCTTATCACAGGGAGAACAAGGGATAGTATTTATCGGAATGTTTTACATCCATTGTTTAAGATGTTGGATGGTGAGGATGTTGTTTATAAAAAGATTGATGGTATTATTGAGTGGGATGATAAAGAAATTTATGTTATTGGTTTAAATGATGAACAAAGCGCAGATAAGGTTAGGGGTTTAACTGTTCACTCATGGTATGCTGATGAAATTCTCACAAGCCCTCGTAAAAGTGTTATACTCTGTGATGACCGTTGCAGTTTAAAGGGCAACCGACAATTTTGGACATGCAACCCGGGTTCGCCTTACCATTTTATTTACACTGATTTTATCACCAACACTGAACTTATAAATCTTGGTAAAATTAAGGTTTGGCATTTTGGCTTAGATGACAACCTAACTCTTACTGAGAGCTATAAGGAACGTATTAAAAGAACCCATACAGGTGTGGAATATGAGCGTGACATTCTTGGTAAATGGGTTGTCGCTGAGGGTAGTATATTTCCCCAGTTCCGTGAAGATGTTCACATCCTCCGCAAACCAGTGAATTATAAAAATTATGACAGTTTCCGTATAGGATTAGATTATGGTACAGCATCTGAAACTGTTTATGTGCTTGTGGGTTTGAAATATGTTGAAACCAAGGGTGATAATGGACATGTTATTTATCACTGCCTCAAAGAATGGGTGCATAATGCTAAAGAAAAAAAGGCACAATTAACGGATAAGGAGTTTAGTAATAAAATGGAACTTTTTATGGATAATATTCCCCGTAATACTGTGATTAATGTTCCACATGATGCTCGAAGCTTAAATAAACAGTTTGAGCGTGATGGTTTTGAAACTACTATGATCAACCCTAATGTGAACACTGGTATTAATCGTATGGCTGACTTGTTCCGTGATAAACATTTAATGGTTCACGAGGAATGTCCTAATGTTGTACAAGCAATTCAAAATTATGTTTGGGATGAAAAAGCCTTACTTAAGGGTGTTGAAAAACCTAAGAAATATAAGGATCATCCTGTTGATGCTCTCCGGTATGCTGTGGATGAGGGTCAGAAAATTAAGCCTTTCGTGACAAGCGTAGGGTACTGGTAAAATTTTATTATTATATTTTTATTTATTTATTTATTTTTTTAATGTAATTGGGAACATGTGATAACTATGAACATGACAAACAGTATTAAACAAGCAGTGCGAGGATTGGTAAACAATGGTAAAAGAGTGTTTACACCCCGACCCAGTGGAGTGAGCCAAGAAGACCTTTTAGATGCATTAAGTAATTTTAGTAATATGAGCTTTGACAGCCTCGGAGATTTCATGAATTACTATAAAAGTGATTATTTCCGTGCCGCATATCTTGGCTTAGATCCTATGACTTGTTACCAAATAGCAATGACCAATCCTTATATTAGTGCTGCTATTGATGCTATTGCCATGCCCATCGCCGCCGCACCAATTGTAGCAGTTCCTAATGACCCATTACGCCCAGATAAGGGTGAAATTGAATATCTTAATAGTTTAATGCGTGAACCTAATCCTTACCAATCTAATTTTGATTTTGATTTACAATTAACTAAGGATGTTTTAACAACTGGAAGATGGCATGTAGAAATAGGTTATAATGAATCAGGATACCCCGCAGCATTATACCGTGTACCACCACACCACATCAAACCAGAAAAAACAAAAAGTGGAAGAATTGTTTTTGTTAATACCGTTAAAGATTATGTTTACAGTGAAACCAACCTACTAAATAGCTTCAATCCTAACCCTTTCAGCATGTTTAAAGGTTTATCACCAATTGTCAGCCTTTTTATGCGTGTTTTGCTTGATGAAAGCCTTATGGAACACAACCTATCCTTCTACAAGAACGATAGTTTAAAGGGTATAATCAGTTTGTCAGATAAATTATCTGCTAAAGCTGCTGAAACTGAAACACAACGGATGCAGGAACATATTAAGGAAATGAAGCGAAAAGGTGAAACCGGCCATCTTGTCATGTACGGTGCAAACTTCCAAAGCATAAGCGCCACTAACAGGGATATGCTCACCCCAGACATTGAAAAAAGCAATATCAACGCCGTTGCAGCAGTATACCACGTACCACCAGCAAAAATAATGCAAATAGACACAGGAAACATAGGTGCCGGTACAGGCGAATCTCAAGACGAAACAATGAATGAAACACTCCTACACTGGAGTATGATGAACCTCAGCCCATTTAATGGTAAACTCTTAAACCTTGCTGGTATTAAAAACACTCACCTTTCCTATAAAAACCTCACTAAAAAGGATGAAATGAGATTAGTAGATTTAAATGAGAAAAAAATTATGAGCGGACAAGTCACCATTAACGAGGTAAGAGTAGCTAATGGTAATGTTCCATATCCATTTGAATATGCTGACCAACCACTTGTTAAGGCCACATACATTCCTATAGAACTAATTGAAAAACAACGACAATTAAGTTATGGTACAACACCATTAGCCCCTAATAATGCAACACAAAATTTTGACCCACTACACCGTCTTGAATCAAAAATTGAAAGAATATTAGCCGAGGAATCATAGTTTTATGTTAAAGATACGAAGAGTTTATGATGCACTCCAAGATTTCCGTGCCGAGAATGATTACAGTAATCTCTCGGATGAAGAACACCGCAAACTTTATAATACATATAATTCTGTTAAAAAAAGGCAAATAAAGGAATATATTAACCAGTTCCATATTTTAAGACTGGAAATATATGAAAGAATAATTGAGTTAGTTGATGAATGGCAGTACAACCGTGAAAAAAGGTATATTCAAACACTGGATGATGATGAATTAGATGCAGATGACATTATATTTATTGGACTGCTTTTAACTGCAATTAACAGTTTAATGGAAAAACATGATTATGAATGGGCTATGAAAACAGCCTATGAGGACGCAGTAGACACATATTTCAAAAAATTGAATGATGAAATAGTACGGCGTGGAGGCAAACCATTACCTGAAACATTAAAACCAGTTTTTGACATTAGAAGGGAGCCCGTACACACATGGGTTGAAAAATACACCTTACCTGCACTGAAAACTGTGGGTGAAAAACATCGACCTGTTTTTGAGGCAATACTCCGAGAAGGATACCGTAAAGGGTGGAGTATTGATAAGATTGCTAAGTTAATGAAAAACAGTGTTCAGCCCGGTTCAAGTATGGATAAGGTTGGCTGGATTTATGAGCGTATTGCACGAACCGAGGTTGCTTATATCACTGAACAAGCTAAATTAGATACTTGGCGAAGTGGGGGAATATATAAAGTTATGCATGTAACAAGGCGTGATAGTCGTGTTTGCCATCTTTGCCGTCCACGTGATGGATTGGTATATAATATTGATGAAATTGGCCCGGATGAGGAAATTCCTGTCCATAGTCATTGTCGTTGTACTTTTATACCTATTTTTGAGGGTAATATGTTTTTACCAATAGTTATTCCACATTTTCCTTTTGAAACTGATTAATTAATTATTATACAAGTCTATCTTTTCATACCTTCAACCGAAGGTATAGTGAATTATACTGGTTCAAATCCAGTGATAGACACCACACAAAAACTATTTTTTTTGAAATATTAAGACAGAGGTACCTATTATGTCTAATTTTAGAAATGTTGACATTCCTTTTAAATTCACGGTACCAGTGCAACAGAATTATAAAGAGGATGGACGACAATACCTTTCAGGTTTAGCGTCCACCACAAACACATCTGCCACTGGTCATAGGATGTTAATGTCAGCAATACAACGAATGAAAGAGATGGCAGTAGGTCTCCCAGGATTTCTCAACCACAACCCCGACAAAGTGTATGGACAAATCGTATCAGTCGAGGAATCGTCTGATAATGAATTTAATCCAGTTTTTCAGTTGTTTAAATTAACTGGAAAACCCCTTGTAGATGAAGCACTTGAAAAAATACTTCACTGGTTAGATGAAGGGCTTAAACTTGGTATGAGTATTGGAGGACGTATAACAAAGGCTCGTTTCATTGAGGAAGATGATGATTATATCATTGAAATCAAGGATTTAGAGCTTTATGAGGTCAGTGTCACACCAATACCAGCGGTTACCGAGACACGTGGTAAAACCAAAATGGTAGATTCCTGTAATGATCCTATATCTTGCCAGATAGCTCAATTTATAAAGCACGATGTTAATTTTGATGATTTTATTGTAAAAAATGATGTTGAATTAGAAAATGTTAATCAAGAGGTAGATAAAATGCCAGAAAACAAAATAGTAGAATCCATTAAATTGGATGAAAAATATGTAACTAAAGACGATTTTAAACCATTAGAAGAAAGTTTAAGAGCTATACTTGATGAAAGAAAAGCCGAAAAAGAGGCTAAAGAAAAAGCTGAACTTAAACAAGCAAAAGAAGACGAAAGAAAAGAATTACTAACAGAAGTTGGTAAAGTAGCCGGTCAAATAGTTGAAGAAAAACTGGGAGAAGCACTAAAAGAGATGAGAACATCCCGTGAACACGTCAGAGAATCTGACAAAACCAAGATTGATGATGTTGTCAAAGAAGATGAAACCGTCCCAGAAAAAATATTAGGACAATCATTTACCGACCCTTTAAAAGCTCCAGCCCATATTGGAGGTATTGTGCAGAAAGCATACACTCCAGATGAGTTAATTAATAAATTAGGAGCTTAAACATACTTATTTTTATTAAAAGGTGATTTTTATGGTATCAGTACAAGATTTAAGAGAACTTGTTGAAGTAAAAAACATAGAACTATCTAGCAAAGCCCTTAAAAAAGAAGGAACAGAAGACATAGACGATTACATAAGAAGCATGGTTGCAGATGAATTTAAACAACAAATGGCATCATCCAACTACTTCCCCACCAGATTAGACCCAAATATATATGATATAGGAACACTTTACAACATGACTCCTATGTTAAGCTATCTTGAAAGCAAAGGACGAAGAGCAGCATATGACACCACAGAAGTAGAGTACATACAATTTACCAGCGGATTTTCTGGTGAATGGATTGGAGAAACTGATGATACAGAGGGGGCTGGAACCGCAACAACTGGAACCGCAACCGCATCAATGAAATATTTGGCATTACCTATAAGCATGTCTGACATGATTGGTAAGGGTGCCTCATCCAGTGCAAGAGCACAACTCTTCGCATTTGCACAGGAAGCATTGAGGGAAGAATATAACCAGACCATAGTATCTGGTTCATCTGACGGAACTGATGAATTTGATGGGTTAAACACCCTTATAACTGCCAACGGTACTCGTTCTAACAAAGCAACAGCAGCAATAACAGTTGCAGATTTGAACACTGGTGAAACTGTTATGAGAGAAACTAAGAAAACTCCCCCAACAGTTGTTTTAACTAGTAATTATGTTGTAGACCAGTTAAAACAAGATATGATGGCAACCCAAAGATATGTTAACACCACACAAACCACTGCCGGTGTAACTGTACCTGCCTATGCAAGTAACACGGGTGAAATTCCAATCATTGCAGACCCTAACATGACTACAACTGACAACCAGCGTGACCTTGCAATGTTCAATGAAAGACATGTATTTATTAAGGATTTTATGACACCGGCATATATTGCTGAAGGTAAATCCAAACCTTTCGCATCTAGCGGATGGCTTGGACAGGTCAGTATCATGTATGATGTGGCTCCAACATTATCCTACCAAATATATAATATAGACTAAAACTTTTTAAAAGGGAAAATTTTAACTCTTTTCCCTATTTTCCATTATTACATGATGATGGAGGTTTATTTTTTATGGTTAAAGTTGAATTTGAGGCAAAAGAAAGATGCCATTATATTGTTCTGCCAAACATTGCCGTGCAACTGGAAGAAGTTAAAGGCAAATTTAGAGGAGAGGCAGACATTTCAGAAGAAGAAATAAAAAAATATAGGGAAATTGGTAAAAAAGCCGGTTTCTCAATTAAAAAGAAAAGATAATAATTAGGGGTTGTTTAATTTGGCAACAAGTATAACAGATAAATTAAAATTTATTCTTAACAACGTCATCCCGGGATTTAAATTGGGTGACTTTTTATAAGATATGGAAGAAGGAACAATTGATGTAGGTAAAATTGAATTAGACACATCCAGCGCTGATTATGGTATTGATATGAATGGTAAAACCATTACCAGTAAATCCATGAGATTGGAGAATGGTGAAACTATTGGTAATGGTACTGATGGTGTTGTTGATATTAGTGGAAAATTAGATGTTCCACAAATAGGTAATGGTGACACGGATTCCACTAAAATAGGGGGATTTTTAACTACACGTAATAATGCAGATTCATCCATGTATATACCCGTAGCCACAACCAGTGGTAATGAACGTGGTATGAAAGTGTGTTATGCTCCTGTTGATAATGATGGGGGCTATTTTGATGCATTATTTGCTAATGTGAAAGTAGCAAGTGATTCAACACCTTCAGGGATAGTAAGGGCTGTTGAAGCAAAAGCCACTGTTGAAGGAAACATGGGAGCCAGTGCTGAGGCACATGGTATTTACAGTAAAGTTAATGTTTCTGGTGCATCGGCGGAGGTTTCCAAGGCAATAGGTGTGGATATTCTTCTTGAGGAAGAATCATCCGGAACCATTACAGAGGGAACTGGATTAAGGGTTCAAGGAGGTTCTGGTGCTGTACATTATGGTATAGATGTTTCTGGTGATTACGGTGCCGGTGCTGTGAAAGTACCTTATGTTTCCGTTGCTGGTATAGGTGCTTCTACCCTTGCAAGTGCTTTTGGTGTTGCTGAAGGTGCTGCTACTGATGCACGCTATATGGGCATTGCTAAGGATACAAATGATAGTAATAAACTTTACGAAGTTTATATGATTGAAGGTGCCTATAAGTATGGTGCTGCTTTAACGGATGCTACCTAATTTTTACTCTATTTTTTTCCATTTTATTATTATTTTTTTGAGGTGATATTTTATGAGTGGAATTACGATTGAGGGATTTGATAGTGGTGGTAAGCGTCGGAGGATTGAGTTGGTTCAGATTGGTACTACTGGTAGGTATGGTTTGCCCAGTGTTCCGGTGGATAGTACAAATATTGAGGTTAACCCCGCAACAGAGGGTAAGCAGGATGATATCATCACCGCCCTGGGTTTGGTTGCACCCGCCGGGAGCATTACAAGTGGCCGTAAGACTATTACCACGGCTAATACACCAGAACAGATAACCGCCACAAGTACGCCTATTAAGAGTGTTACTATTCAAGTATTACCTGGTAATGTAGGGTCGATTGCGATTGGAAGTAGTAATGCGGTTCGTGCATCGGCGGCTGCTAATATGAATGGTATTATATTAGAGGCGGGTGATGCTTACCCCGTTTATGTGGATAATCTTAATAAGGTTTGGATTGATGCATCAGTGAATGGTGAAGGCGTAACCTACATGTATAATGTCTAAAGGGGGGTGCTTGTTTTATGAATTTATTAATTGGAATGCCGGGTGCTGTGGCACGGCGTAACAGGGTTAGTCATAACCTACTCACTGCGAATCAGGCAAGTGGAACCGACACCGGGGGCAACACCACCGGATTTGCAGTATATCTTTCCGGAGAATCAGCAATAAGCAGTAGTACAGATGAAGCTTATAATGGCACCAAATCATTAAAAGGAGTATTTGGAAACGATAAGGGAAATCATGGTTTTAGAACAAACACCGGGACGGTGGTACAAGGATATGATTATAATTTTTCCTCATATTTCAAAGGAACAAATGGAATAGCATATACGTTGAGATGGTTTGATGGTACAAATTTAACAAGTCTTCAATCTTTCACAGCCACTGGGGGGTGGCAATTTATAGGTGGAAATTTTAGGGCAACAACTTCAACTGCTTTATTTTATGTTTTAGTAAATGGAACAAATGCTCATACTTGTTATTGGGATGCTTTAGCCCTACGTCGTGTTATACCCTAAAATGTGATATATGATGAGGTTTTGGCTTTTAACCATACTGGTTATAGGCTTAACAACCCCCTCATTAACTTTAAACACGGTGGACGCACCATTACAAACACAATTAAACCCAGACAACCCAGAGGTTAAAGATTACTTCTATAAAATAGCAAATGTACCTTACAAAGCCAACTATGACAGTAATCAGCCTAAAACACCACAGCAATTCTGGCATGATAACTACGGCGACTGCGACGACAAAGCCGTAGCATTCCTAGACTACCTATATGGTAAGGGTGAAAGAAACCTCGCATTAGTAGTCTTATCTCATGAAAGCGGGGAATACAGCCACGCCACAGCCATGTGGAATAACCGGATA